GAAGGACAAGCTGGTGGGTACGAATCAGAAAGGACGAGGAGAGGGGACGCCTCACGACCAGAGACCCCTGCGGGTCAACGCCATCAGAGACGGATGGAAGATCGAAACAAGCCTGAGAATGTAGCTGCTCGTAAGAAAATAGCAGATATTCTGGCTGCTGCAAAGGCAGCAAAACCAGCGGCTAATAAGAAGGCTCAAGAGGAGATGGCGAAACGTAATGAGCAGATTCGGAAGGAGCGGAGAGCGGGAGGTGGAACGGATCCTGTTCCCAGACAGGATTCAGGAACCCTTAGTGATGTTCTTAAGCAGAAGTTAGATGAGCATAGGGATGTTCAAGACCTTATTAAGCTCTCAAAAGATATTGATGGTGGCCTATTAATGGAGTCTGAACTAGATGAAGACACCCTTAATTTAGTTGAAAGCTATCAAGATAACAGAATGCAGCTTCATGAGGAGATCATTGCAGAGGGTATTGAGGTTGATGATATTTATGAAGCTCTGATTTGGGTTGACGGACTTTTAGCCCAGAGTGATAAGATAGAAGAAGCAGAAGTTCCAGGTGCTTTAGAGGACGATAATTATCTTTATCTTGGAGACTACTTAGAGGGTCTTGCTGATTTCATTGATGAGAGTAATATAAGTGAGATTCTAGAAGAAAAAGAATTAGACGACTTAGAATTCGTTATTGAGGGCTTACTCGGTAGAATAGGTCGGAGAATCAAAAAGGCTGTAAGTGGAACTTCAGGATATAGACGAGGCGATCTGAGGAGGGCACAAGCACAAAGAGATACCGATGTTGGTAGTGGATTAAAAACTGACAGGCTGACTGGTGATCTTGCATCGAGAATGGGTCATAAGGGTAGAGATAAGGATGAGGGGTATAAGAGGGGCGATCTCAAGAAGAGAGAGGCTGCAAGAAAAGCCAATACCATTCAGACAACCCAAACCATGGCAAGTCCTGAGTCTGAGGCTCCAGCAAAACCAGAGGCTCCAGCAAAACCAGAGGCTTCAGCAGAACCAAAGAAGAAGGGCCGAAAGACCCCAGAGGAAATTGCGGCGTTGAAAGCTGCGGGTCAAGGTAAGAGAGATGCAAGAGCGAAGGAGGCTGCATCAGGTGGTGATAGTCTTGCGAGTCGAGAGGCTGGCGGTTTCTCTGAAAAAGGTAAGAATGCTATAGAAAGAGCGCAGCAAAAACATGCACGAGCTTCAGAGTTAGCGGACAAGACTGATACTAGTGCCGCTAAGAAGACTTTAAGGGCTCCAGGAGATCATGACATCAAGGATGTTCAAAAAGCACGAGGTCAGGTCTCCAGAAAAGCTGCTGCGACTGATATTGCAGCTAGAGCAGGAGGAACTTCACAAGAAATGGATACTGCTGCTGCTGCTAGAAAGAAAGCAGAGGGTGCCCAAGCTAAGACTGACGTAGAAGTTGGTAAACATGATTCTCTGCAAAAGCAGAGAGTGGGGAAAGTGTCTGGAGAGCAGGTCGGACGAAGAGAAAGATCTAGAGCCGCTGACGTTACAAGAAAGAGGGCGAGGAGAGCAGCAGCCAAAGGAAAGCCAGCTGGCGCAACTGCCAGACCAGCAGCACCCATGAGTGATGAGCCCAAGGCTAGCGCAGTGAATGCTAGTCGCAACCTTAACTTAGGAAAAGCTTTAGATAGAATTAGGGAAGCTAAAGGCTGGTAAATGAAAGACTTTACTAGACTATTAACTGAAATGAGTGTGGAGCTGAAATTAGAGAAGGTTCCGCACCCATCAAGGTCCTCTGAGGGTAGAGCTTGTAAGATTAGAAACTTGGCTAAATTACTTAAGCATAGAAATGACACGGCACAGAAAGATTCTACCCATACACCTGATAAGGTTAAGAAGGTTAAGAGTGGCATGACAAAGGATGTTCCTGATGGGCCGAGAGAGTCTGTTACTGATATGTTTAGTAGGCTTGTAGAGCGAGTTGCAACAGCACAAGGTCGTCCTAAAGGTATGCCTAGGCATGAGTGGGAGAAAAAGAATCCTGAAGCTCACAAAGCCGCAGTGACGGCTGCAACAGGAGGGGGACACCCAGAAGGTGGGGTAGAAGTACCAGGACAAAAGGAAAAGCAAGCTCATGCCTTTGGTCATGGGTCTCAAAGTGAGCCTCAAGAGAAGCCTACTAAGGAAACACCTCCACCGCTTCCAAAGCAAAAGGAAACACCTCCACCGCTTCCAAAGCAAAAGGCTACGGAAGCTCCAGAGGATGGGGATACAAAAAAGCCAGGCGATTTTAGTGTTCTAAAAAGATTTTTGGGAGGAAAATATTCGGGTTTTACAGCCCCAGGTCAAACTGCTTATCCCCATGGGGAAACTAAGTATGCAGAAACAGGTAGACCTGGTAGTGGTGGTACAGATCGCCCCGATCATGTTGATGCCACGGGATCCACAGATACAACTCCCAATCCGAAGTCCAAAGACAGACCTAGTACAACCCCAGAAATAGCGGGTAGGTCCAAAGGAAATGATACAGAAAAAGATACTGCCCCTGATGATACAGAAAAAAATACTGCCCCTGATGATACGAAAAAAACTGGATGGTCCTCAGGGATCAGACACGGGGGAATACTTAACAGAGCTAAACGTGCAGTTACGAAGGTGATTGGTTCAGGTAGCTCAGGTGGTACTGCTAGACCTAGATAATTCATATAAGGAGAATTAGTAATGATTAATGAAGTAAGTGAAGAGTTTGTAAATTCAGTTATAAATGAGAATGTAACACAGGGTACATGGGGAGAGTCCCAGAAAGATATTAACGAGGCTATAGAAGACAAGGCTCTTCATGAGATGTTTTTTCAGACTTTGCTTGAATCTTTAAATGAGGCTGAAGTTAATAGTCTGACTGAGAACGATATCAGTGAGCTGTTCGATAACTTTTGTAAAGATCTCTTAAGTGAGGATGAAAAGGATTACGAAGATATCGAGAATGATGAGGAGGGTGGCTTTCCCATTAATGAAGAAGATCTTTATAACTTCGTTCGTGACTCACTTAATGTATTAAATGAGAGCTATGATATCGAGGAGTTCACCGACGAAGAGCTTGCTCAAGCTATTCTTGATAACTTAGGTGAATAACCCAGGGAGTTTTAAAAAATGAATATAGGTGACATGGCTGAATCAATAATGAATCAAGGTGGGCGTACCCCTGTAGCCACGGAGTACTCACAACCTGTTAATGCTCCTGTAGATGCTTTTGGAGACCAAATGGATATATCTAATGTAGAAGTACCAGACTCTTTTATGCAAAAATTATTAGGAGAAGATTCTTCTCCTGCTAAAACAGAGGTTCAGGAAGAGCCTCAAAGCGTAGAGAATGATATCTTATCTATACTCTATGAAGAGATTCAGGAACTTAAGGGTATGGTAAGTGAGATGAAAACTCTTATTACTGAGCAGACGGGTGTCGGGGGGTTGGGTGTCAGTGTGGCAGGTGAGTGTGCCGACCCTTTTAAAGCAGAGCAGGATAGAAAAATGAGACTATCGAAAGCCTTTAAGAAAATAGCAAGATGAAACTTACAGATATTATAACAGAAAATGGTAAGTCTAGTGAACGTGTCAAGGCTCGTAAGAGTAAGGTTCAAATCTTTAATACAATAAAGGATGCTCTAACAAGCGGTATGGGTCCTGGTACTAAGTTTTCTACGAAACGAGCTGGAAGATTGTATGTTTCTACTGAAGCAGGTTGGGGTAAGAAGAGTAAGGGGTTAGTAGCTAAAGGTTTCACACCTGGAAGTTCAACCCCATCATCATCTTGGAGAAGCATAGTTGGCTACGCACAAAGAACTAAGATTAAACATGCGGGTAAGAGAGATAAACGAATCGAAGGTCTGTACGGGGCTGGAAGAAAAATTAGTGACACCACTAAGAATAGAAGAAGAATGGGAAGAAGGGCTTAATCATGGCATATAAAGGACCGAGAGCAAAAGATATTCTGCGAGATGCTGCGATCAAGGCGAGAGCGGAGGAGGCAAAGAGGAAGAGGGAGGAAGAGGAGAAGAAGGCGGCAGAAGATACAAGCGAGTCTAGAGTAGAACGTATTTTTAGAATAGTTAGAAGTAAGCTCTCAGAGACGGCTCAGAGGGACAGGTCGAACGATCCAAGAAAGCCGTGGGATAAACAACATGACGAGGCATTAGAGAAGGCCAAAAAGCAACCTACATTCACATGGACCCGAGGTAAGGGCAAGAAGCCCAGTACAGTAGACGATAGCTGGTATAAGAACCCAGAAAAAGTAACCCCCAAGCCAGGAGCAAGTAAATGAATAAAAGATTAGAAAACATTTTTGAGTTAGTTAGAAGTAAGCTTGATGAGATTACTCAGGAGCGTATTGATAGGGCTATTGCAGCCGACAAGGCAAGGGGTGGTCGTGACAAGATGTCTAGGCCAGCCAAGAGATACAATCCGCAGACGAAAAAGATGGAGGACATGCCGCAGCACCGTGGACCAACAGTTGGGCATGGTCAGCAAGACAAGCCAGATAAGGTCGCAGCGTGGGTTGATGACAGGGGGGCGGAACTCTCGAAGAAGAACGATGCGATACTAAAGAGGAAGGCTGAGGCTGCGGCGAAGAGGCAGCGAGCAAAGGACGGAAAGCAAACTGGTGCGGATCTAGACAGTGCGCCCTTGGCTCAAAGATAAAAGGAAATAAATAATGCTATTAACAGACACACAAATATTAGATAATATTCAGATCATAGAGGAGTCCTCCTCTAAGGGCACAATGAAAATTTCAGGCTGCTTTCAAAGAGCAGGAGAGCCTAATAACAATAAGAGAGTTTATGAGCAAAAGCTTCTCGAAAGAGAAATGACACGCCTCACTGAGTCCCTTAATGAGAGACGCTTAATGGGTGAATTAGATCATCCCAAGCATGACCAAGTTAAGCTTCAGAATGTCTCGCACCTTATTACAGGGCTTAAATTCAAAGGCAGTGAGATGATTGGTGAAGCAGAGCTTCTTAATACTCCAGCTGGTCTCACAGCCCAAGCTTTAATTAAAGGTGGAGTTAAGTTAGGTATATCTTCAAGAGGAATGGGTACTTTAACTGATTGTCCTGATGGAACTAAGCATGTTAATGAAGATTTTAAGTTAATTACCTTCGATTTAGTTGCTGATCCATCCACGAAGGGCGCATACCCTTCACTAGAAGAAAGCCTTAATTCTAAGTATATTAATGAGACTGTTGAGTCTACAATGAATAAAGCAACGTCAGAGAAGGTGTTTATAACCCTTTTAAAGAATAAACTACGCAAATATTAATAAATTTTTAATATTTTTAATTAAACTGTATAAATAGTAATGTACAGACAAGGAGATTTAATGGAAAATTCAAACGAAAAGATGGATTCAATCTCGGAATTGCTTCCTGAGAACCTAAGTGATTCGGCAATTACTGAAATTGCTGAATTGGTTGACGAGGTTATCACGGAGCAGGTACAGGAGAAGGTTAGCCTTATAGAAGCTAAGGTTAAAGCTTTCCTTAGGACCCGAGTTGATGAGGTTAAGAGCTATGCCTTAATGGAGCTTGAAGCAGAGAATGAGACTTTTAAGAATGCTCACCTCTTTGAATCAATGAAGTCCTTAATGGCCTTGGAAATGAACAGAAATGATTCGGACAGTGCAATGGCATCTGTTGTGGATCAGAATGACAACTATAAAGAAGATATCTCGGTTCTTACTGAAGAGCTTGAGAAGTCTTTTACTGAAAACAATAAGTTGGAAGCTGCTATTAATGCACTTGCATCTAAATTAGAAATTTTGGAAGAGGAGAATGGTACTCTTCATGAATCTGTTGAGGTTCTTGAAGAGTCTAGAGAAAAGCCATTTAAGTCTTCTGAGCAAGCGGTAATGATCTCTGAAAACGTCGATGAGCCTTCGATAGAGACCCCTTTTGTTGATAATGCATTCTTAACGGATGATATCATGAAGTTTATGCCGTTCACATCGAAGGCCAAAGAAAGGTAATATACTATTATGGAAGTTACACCCATTTCACAATATGATTCTGCATTAGAGCAGAAGTGGGGACCCGTCCTTGAAGGTATAGACAGTGACTACACTCGTAAGGTTACTGCAACCCTTTTGGAAAATCAAGCAAAGTGCATTCTGTCCGAGCAATCAGATAGAATGGATGAGAACAGCACTACTGTAGGTAAGCTTGGTACATTTCAGAAGTTTGCATTTCCTCTCGTTCGTAGAGTCTATCCCGACCTGATTGCCAACAGTATTGTTGGTGTTCAGCCGATGAAGGGTCCTGTGAGCCAGATTTTCTATCTGGGTCATACAAGAGCGCACGGAGATAGTGGCGTTTCACAGACAGTTTACAGCAAGTACAACCTGACCTACCGTGGACAGACATCTTCTCCCATTATGGCTGGAACGACTGATGCTTCTGGTGGTGCTCGTGTCGGAACCACTTCAAACAGTACTAACACAAGTGCCATGTTCAACCTTGATGGTACTCTGGCTAATGTAAATCAGGGACATGTACTTTCTGGGAATGAGGGTGGTGTTAGTACTACTTTCGGTGGTCAGATTGCGGCATTCCCCGTGAGTTCGACTATCCTCGGATACTCGGTTTCCGCAGGTGAAGTCCTTGCTGGTAATCAAATTCCTGAGATTAATTTCCACATCGAGCAGCAAGCCGTTGTCTCTCGTACTCGTAAGATGAGAGCATTGTGGACGTTAGAAGCAGCACAGGATCTTCGTGCATATCACAACCTCAATCTTGAAGGTGAGCTTACTTCGCTGTTGAGCAAGGAGCTTTCACTTGAGATTGATCGTGAGCTTATCGAAGATTTGCGTATGATTGCTTATGATCCTGATAGTGTTACTGGTTGGGAGAAGGCTTCATTAGACATGGGCAACTCCAACAACTTCCAAGGGACTGGCAGTTTGCATCCCGATGCTAGCCAGACAGGCACAGCTGGCGGTGATCTTGGTATCTTCACCCCAGCAGCATACCAGTATCAGTTTGCAAATGCTCCAGGTGATACCGCTGGTGCCTTTAGTAATGTCTTCGCTGTTGATCTTACTTCGTCAGCATTTGGTGGCACGGCTTATGCTCCGCAGCATGTGGGTCATATCTATGCCAACCTGTTGGCAACGATTAACTACGCTGCTCAGGACATCTACAAGACTACTCTGCGTGGTCCTGGTAGTTGGATTCTTACTTCACCTCTCGTGGCTTCGATGCTGGAATCAGCATCCAAGTTAGAGGGTGGCATCGTTCGTGATGACGCTCCTACCAATATTGGTAAGAACGCCATCCAGTTCAAGGGTAAGTTTATGGGTCGCTATGATCTGTATGTTGATCCTCTTTATCCTGATGATGAGATGATGATTGGTTATAAGGGCAGTAATGCTATGGATGCTGGATACGTTTACGCTCCATATATTCCGCTGCAACAGTTGCCAACAATCACCGATCCCGAGACCTTCCAACCACGGAAGGGAATCCTCACTCGCTACGGCAAAGCTGCTGTTGCACCTGCTGAGAGATTCTATCGGATTATTCGTCTGGTTGGACCGACAGCTAACTTCCTCTATAGCCCGTTCATTAGATCGGCTGGAGTATCATAATAGCTGAAGAATAAGTTTGAATGCTTTGGGGAGGTCAGAGAAATAAACTCTCTGACCTCCTCTCTTTTTGTCTATATAACTTAGGAGGATTGCATGACATATAAATATAACTATACGGGGTCTGTACCCTTACTGATATCCATAGATGGAAAGCTGACTAGGATTATGCCTGGGGCTGATTTTACAAGCTCCTCACCCCTTGGTAGTTTTACAGGAGTTAAAGTAATTCCCGAATCTAAACCTGTTAAAAAGAAGACAGTGAAGAAAGCAACGAAGAAAGCAACGAAGAAAGCAACTCTACCCATAAAGGAAGATTCAGATGGCAACCCGCCCAGCAGTACCTAATGTCAGTACGTTTGGTAACTCTTTTGCGTCTTGGGGTGGGAACACTCTAGAGAGCGGAGTTCCAAAAGGACAGATAGATAGAGATAAACTAAATGCTACTACCATGCAAGATGGAGTTGAGTTCTCGCACTTTGAAGAGACACTCAGAGACTTCATATTTGCTAGATTAGGACATCCCGTAGTTAGGGTTGAGTTATCTCCCTTCCAGATAAAGACATGTTTAGATGAGGCTGTAAGCAAGTTATCTTATCATGCTCCTCTATGCACCAAGCAGTATGCTGCTTTTGATGCATCAGCAGGTATAAATCTTTATGCTGTGCCATCATACATATTAGATAACTTAGAGTATGTTGTGTATAAGAAGACTCTATTATCCATCCAGTCTCAAGCAGGAACTCTGGAATTTGACTTCTTTATTAAGTACTTTCAAGATAACTTTCTATTTCAAGATTTTGGTATAGCCGATTTCTACTTGTTACAACAAAACTTAGAGCAGATGAGAAAGATATTAGGGCAGGAGGGGTCATTTAATATAGTTAATAACCGATTCTTAAACTTATCTCCTACACCCGTTACCACACCACAGGCTGTTATTTTAGAGTACAGAGCCTTAGATTCAGGAACCCTACACCCTGCATACAGAAATTGGATACAGAGATATGCTTTAGCTTGCGCTAAAGGAATACTTGGAGAAATTAGAAGTAAGTATAAGTCCATCCCGTCACCTGGGGGTGGGGCTTCCTTAAATGGTACAGAGCTTCTCCAAGCTTCAGATAAAGAAAAAGCAGCACTATCGGAGGAACTCTTAAAAGAGTTCGAGGAGCCACCAGTGTTCACAACATTCTAGGATATTAAGATGAGTGAAAAAACCATAGCTCTTATTAGGAAAGCTAACCAAAAAGATAAAACAACCAGCAGAGGGGTGGCTGGGGGGAGTGGCAAGAGTGATGATGACAGGGATCTAAAGAAGGCGTTGAAGAAAGTAGTGACGAAAGCAGGGGGTACTTCTACTAAGGGAAGAAATACTAGAAAAAGAATAAATCTAGAATTGAAAGACGAAGGGAGATCGGAGATGGATGAAGAAAGAATAGATAGAATTTATCAACTTGTCCTAGAAGGTGAGAAGTGGGATAGGCTTAAGAAGAAGGTTGGGGATACGGCTAAGAAGTATAAGGATAAGGCTAAGAAGGGGTTAGCTATCGCAACGGTAGCTGCTGCCTGTACTACGGGGGCTTGCTCTGCTGAAAATGAAAACAAGCCTACTAAACCTCATGGAGCGGTTCCTTTCTCTCAAGAGACTACGAAATCTCAGGATGATGACATTGATAAAAGTAGAGGAAAAACACCAGGAGAGTTGGGAAGCAGAACAAACCCCGCAGTGTTGAGGGCTAGAGCTAGGCTTGCAGCCGCTAGACGATGAAGAAAATGGAACGACGAAAGTAATTTATGAAAAACTATAAAGTAAATAGGGAGACACCCCTACTGCCAGATCTGGATGAATCACCAAGCATTTTAAACATGTTTGATGAGGAAAATCCAGATATAAACTTGTTCAACTTCATTGATGACGAGCTTATAAGGCTGGGTGGTTCCGATTTACTCTACTTCAAATACATGCAATCTGAGTCCAATTACGATGATGTCTACATGGAAGAGAGAAATAAGCCTGTAGTATCTGAACCTGTAACAGTACATGGGCATTACGATCCTAAGGTACTTGAAGAAAATCTTACCGAGTTTGGTATTGAATTAACCAATGACCAGATGTTCGTATTTAATAAGAGCTATATAGAGACTAAGCTCTCAAGGCGACCAATCCCTGGAGATGTAATACAGCCTAAATTTCAGAATCAAAAATATGAGATATTCGAGGTCCAAGAGGATAGCTTTGAGATATATGGGGTGTACCACTTCTCGTGCTCTGCAAGGCTGCTCAGAGACTCGTCAGACGTTCAAGATACTCCTCTCCACAAGACTAGTAAAAGTCCAGGAGTGGCAAGCCTAGAGGACCTGGAGGAAGACTATGGTTGATTACGGGTACGACCAGAGGCCAGAATTACACACTTGGACAGATACTTCATCTTTAAGCTCAAATACTGGGTCTACGGACTGGGTTAGTAAAAATGATCCGATGCGGTGGGCTAAGGACTATATTGTCCGAGCCACTAATAAGAAAAATAAAATACCTCTTTTATACAGAGAACTATTAAAATTTCTTATTTCTAAATTAGGAAGTCTTGCTTACATAGATAGTGAAAACAATATAAGGGATATTAAGTGCATTCATGCAAATCCAGAAAGAACGATAGCCAAGCTGACTCAGGAGAATAATATAATTCTTCCAATCGTATCTATTAACCAAACTACGAGTGATGAGGATGCAGAGCGAAGAAGACCTGATAACCTTATTGTAATGGATAAGGTGTGGGATGATTCTCAGCACAGAGCTTTAAGGGTAGTAAGTTTAGTTCCAAAGGCTATAACTGTGTCTTACGGGATAAATGTATGGACTAAGTATAAAGCGGATAATGATCAAGTAGCAGAGCAGATTAGGCTGATGTTTAACCCTTCTACTACACTACAAGCAGGTACTAGAGATGCGGGAATAGCCTTCCTTTCTGGGGAATCGGACAGCTCTACACTAAGTCCAGGGGATAAGGAGGAGAGGGTTATTAAGAAGACTTTTGAGATAAAAGTTCAGACTTATATCCCAAATCCTAAGTTTTTAATAACATCCACGGGTCAAATAGAAGAATTTAAGACAGAATTTAAACTTAGTTAGAGAGTTCAGTATATTTTTAATCAAAAGTACCCGCAATAAAGGTACATATTATAGGAGTTCCTACATGAAAATAATTACAAATACAAGTTTGCAAACATGGACAATTCCATTGCAGACCGAGCAAGGGGTAGAGCACTTCCTGCTAAAACCAAACCAAAGCGTTGTTATACCTGCCAGTTATATGAGCAGCATTATAAAAAATCTTCATACAAGAAGATTAATTTCTATTTGCAACCAATCCTAAGGAGATAAAAAATGCCATCTTATGTAAGTCCAGGTGTATATGTCGTTGAGAAGGATATTTCAGACTATCCAGTAAGTATTAATTCGTCCGTTATCGGTATTGTTGGGTTTGCTTCTAAGGGACCCATTGCGGGTATTGATGGCGAGAGAGCCACTTTAGTTACAAGCCAGAATGATCTTATCCGTGTCTTTGGTGAGCCAAGTGAGGATATTACAGGACAAGCCCTTGAGGGGGCTTTGGAAGTTCTTGAAACTACTAACTCTATTAGATTTATTAGATGTGCTTCAGGTGCACTTCAATCATCTGCCGCTGTGCCTGTGGGTCTTTGTCCAGCATTCCATGTATCGGGTCGAGTAGATGATAGAATGATAACTTTGGGAACGGACGATGCCGCTGTTTCTTCTGTTAGATTGACTGCAACCGTTTGGGATAATACAGGAACCAAGATTCTAACCGATAAAGTAGTAACTATTCCAAGTGGTACTATAGGGGCATCATCTAGCTATAACTCTTCTGGTCATGCTAATACCGCAGCTTTGAAGAAAGTTTTAGGAGGGGGATTAGATTCTTCCAAGATTATAGCTACTGGTGGAACGGGGGCTGATGCCTCCGCATTTATCGTTGGTGCTGCTGCTGGTTCTGGTGCTTACATGGATCTTAAAGTTGAAATATACAATTCAGACTCTGCTAGTTGGGTAACGTGCTCGGCAGCCTTCACCCCTCTCAATGCGATAGGCGAAGGGTCAGCTGCTCCCACGGCTGCGTCTCTAGGTCAGGGAGCTTTGAATGGAGCCGCTACTGCGGTGAGAACGCATGGAACCACGGCTGAAAGTACCCAAGAAGATGGTGTAGCTTTATTAGTACAAGGCTTATACCCTGGTAAAGGTTATGATGCTGGAACCAAGGATGATGGAACCACTAGTGGTCACAGTGTAGATGTGAATGTTAGAGGAGCAGCAAACTTTGAAGTTCAAGTTAATGATCAAGGAGTTGCTAGTGAAACCTTTAAGTGTTCCTTCCTGTCAGGTGAGCCTTTTATTGAAACCCAGATTGGTGCTACAGTAGCTACTAAAACTTCAGAGTGGATTGTTGGTAGAATGGGCGAAAATAAAAGTCTTACCGATTTTACAACAACTAAACTTTCTAACTTCTACGATAGATTGTCAACCCTCGGTAGTAGTACCATAAATGGTTGGCATGGAGCTGATAACAGTGTTGCTGATATGGCGGGGGGTAGATTTGCTAAGTTAGTTCAAGGAACTTACAGCCTAGCAGATGGAACTAACGGTATTGAAGATACGGATCCCGAGCTTGCTACTATACTTATTGGTGAGGAGAAATCTGACGGAGGTAAGACAGGTATGCAAGCTCTTGATGATGATCTTTTGAACATCTCTATAGCAATGTGTCCTCATGGAACAACTCCCATAGATTCAGTTCAAAATGCTTTAATCACTTTGGCTGAAGGAACCCAGAACTTCCTCGCATTAGTTGCTCCTCCATACGCTGTTGGTCGAGTTGGGGACGCTATTGAGTGGCATAATGGGTTAGATGACAACAGATCAGCAGCTATTAATAGTTCTTATGCTGCTTGCTACTGGCCTTGGTTAAAGGTCTTTAGTGTACATGATGGTGCTGACCGTTGGTACTCACCTGAGATCTTTGCGGCTAGACAGATGGCATTTACTGACAGTGTGGCAGATCCGTGGTTCGCACCCGCTGGTTATGTCAGAGGCAGATTGACCAAGCCTACTGACGTAGAGTTGGCGTTGAATCAAGGTGATAGAGACTCCCTATATAGTGGTGGAAATGTCATCAATCCAATTGTTAACTTTCCGCAACAGGGTATTACAATCTTTGGGCAGAGAACTACACAAAGAGACCCAACTGCACTTGATAGAGTTAACGTCAGACGCATGTTGATTGTTATTCGTAAGATGATCTTAGCTTCAACAAGACGCTTAGTCTTTGAACCAAATGATCAGTTTACTTGGTCAAGAGTTGAAGACTTAATTAATCCTATGTTGGATGACATTAAGCGTAGAAGAGGTATTACAGATTTTAGAGTAGTGTGTGATTCAACTACAAATACTCCTGTAAGAATTGATAGAAATGAAATGTGGACTAAGGTTATAATCAAGCCCACAAAAACAGCAGAGATGGTTGTGTTTGAAATTAATATAACTAATCAAACTGCTCAATTAGGAAAGATATAGGAGAATATAAATGGCTCACGGACCACTATACTCGGGTGCTAGTTTTGCGAGGGACACTGATCCTAACAACACAAATGGGCTTCCTGTTATATCAGAGGGGTTAAACTCAGTACGGACTTACTCATGGGAGTGTCACTTTACACTTCCTAACTTTAATGGTGAGGCTGGACCTGCGTTTGATACACCTCTGGTGTTGGCAGCTAAGTCTGTTGGAGAGGCTGGAATGTCAGTCGGTGATATTGAAGTACATCGTGTTAACGATAAGGTCTTCTATCCTGGCAAGCCAGTTCAAGATGACCTAACCATTACTTTTGATCACTTGTATAAAGATTCACCGTCTATTACGCTCTGGGAGTGGTTTAAAACCATTTATGACCCAATGACTGGGCAGATTATGAAGAATGTCGAGGGTGGTGTGGCAAATGATTTTAAAGCTAGAGAGGTAGAAGTACTTCAATTAGATAATAAAGGTCAGCCTATAAGTTCAACTAAGTTTTTCGGGGTATACCCAAAATCATGGAAAGCTGCTGAATATAAGTATGGAGCTGATGAGTTCCATACTGTTGCAATGACCTTCAAGTACGACTTCATGGATCATGGTTTTCATGGTCACGGTGGGGCGTTAGGACTGTAGTTTGAAAAACTAGATAGGTTAAGATATCAATAGGCCCAGCCTGGGATTTTCTGGGCTGGGCTTTTTCTATAATACAATACTATGAATTTTTATCATCAACTACTAGACAGTTATTCCCGTATAAAGAAGCGTAAGTTTTCTATAAGTATTCAGGAAGCATCCACGGGTAAGGCTAAGATCCAGCCATCTGATGAAGAGCTTACAGCTGCCGAGGGGGATGCGGTGACAGCAATAGAGAATGTGATGTCTACTGATAAACCTTATAATAGTGGAGAAGTTTCTATTGAAAAGAACTTAGAAACAACGCACGTTATTGCTAAGTTTCCTGGTATGTCGAACATCGACGGAATCAACTTTTTTGGTAATGATAACTTGCTCAATGTCACGAGAATTAAAGATATAGAAGAGAAAAATCAGGATGGGACCGTTAAAAAGACAGGCAACTGGGTAAAATTTATTAAGGCGTTTGCTGGTTTAAAAGCCCAGGAGAACCTACCAGGAGCAGGAGGGCAGGGAATAGAACGCCCTCCTGATCCCACAAAATTTCGTGGGGTGTATGCTGGGGAGCCTAAACTTGGTGAACTCACCAGGGTATTAGACGAGATCACAGGACTTGTTAAAGATGTAGCAGATCAGGCGAAGCCTGCGGATGAAGTTTATGTTAAAGGGAAAGAAGGTCACGAGCATTGGCACTATTTCCCTGAACAGTACGCAGTAGGAACCGCTGGTAGAAGTATAGAAGAGAAATTTTGTAATCTTAAAGGCATAATTGGCAATGATCCAGACGGGGATGGCAAGAATGACACATTTACAGTTGGAACTAAGGTTGAAGATCTGGAAGTAACGCTGTATGCACTAAACACTATAAAGACTATTTTAATGTTTGGAACTGGAAAAGCGAAGGGGACGAATCCCGAGGTCCAGGCGTGGTTGGAAGCGGAGGCATGTAAAACACTCTCTAATAATATAATAACAGAAAAGGGTGGGAATAATGGTCTCATACTTAAAGGAGCTGACGGTTCGGATAGTATTTATATGAGAACTCCAGGAAATCTTATAAATTACTCTTTAGAACGAGCTAGGGCAAACTGTGGTGAGAAGAACTGGGAAGTTGAATCCTTGGGCCAGCATATGGCTGCTGTTGAAGGGGCTGGTGAGATAAGTGATCTTATAGGAAAGCACAGAGAGAAGATTGGTGAAATTACTTCTGCTTTAGCAGCTATGGATGCTGCGGTTGCGGCTGGAGAGGCCGAAGGTGCAACGGAGGAGGAGATAGCGAGAGCCGAAGCGGTGCCAGCATTGAGAGAACAATATCAAAAAGAGGCGAATGAATGGGCCGAGAGCAAGGTAGCAAAATGGAGAGCGGCGGCTATAGCATTGCGGGGTGATCCCTACTTTAGAGGAGGTGACGCTAAGACTATGAGTGATTTTCATGACCATCTTACCGAAATGGGAAAAGGCAATGAGGCGGAGCTGAAAAAACTAATTAATTTCGTAGTTGAGAAAGATGCGGAGATGAAAGAAGCATTAGGATTGGGAGAGCTTACCTTCGGTATGCAGGTAGGTTACGATGTGGGCTCAGGAAAGAAAGCTGATTTTATTATGGGTTCGACGGTCTCGGCCACTGTTGAGGCTAAAGCTCATGAGTTGGGTGTCGATATGATATCTATGACACCCGAACAACTAAGAGAAAAAGCTCCTGATAAAAAGAAATATCCAGATGAACATGAAGCATTTCTTAAGAAAGTCAATTTGTTACTAGATATTCATGGTATCACGGACGACGACACTATTTATTTTATAAATATAAGTGAAAAGTTTTACAGGGACGCAGCATGTAATGGTTTTAAGGGTGGGGAGATAAAAGGAACAGACAGACTGTCAACGCAACATGCGGGGGTGGGTGATGAATTTGCTTGGCACCACCCCATGAGGGAGAGAATCTTTGGAGATGATGCAGCTGATGAGGCAATCGCCAACGTGAAAGGCGGTGATGAGGCTGCTAGGGAGAAGGCTGAGAAGGAGGCTCGAAATGCAGCAGCTTTAAAAGCTCATAAAGAAATAAAAGAGTACGACGGTGAACTCCAAACAATGAGAGGTAACGTAGATGCGCTTATCCCTATTGAGACTGAATCAACTCTGTTACAGGGTGGGACATTAGTAAATGCGGGGGAGATCGTTACAGCCCTATCAAAAGGTGCTGGAAAGAAGGGCTGGTCGCAGCGGAACATTGTCAAACACGATCCTGAAGCAGCAAAGGCAGCGGCAGATCGGGTTGCGGAGCAGCTTCCGAAAGCCCAGAAGAAGATGCAGGACAGCGAGGAGGCTGCGACCGAAGCGAAAGCTAAGGCTGAGACAGCATCTGAAAAGGAGAAAGAGGCAGCGACTAAGGCAGCGGAGAAGGCTAGAAAAGCAGCGGACAAAGCGGCGAAAGAACACGAGAGGTTGAATACACTATCACAGCAGATGGGGAAACCCGATCCAGCGTCAAGACCCAGAGGAGTAGTAAATAGCAATGGTGAAGTTTACAAAGTCGATACAAAGCCTGAAAGAAGATTACTTAGCGAGAAAATAAAGTGTGAAGCTCAGATGGAAAAAGTAGCCAGAGACATAGCTGCTGATGGTACGCCTCCACCTGCTGGC